ATTGCCGTCAGAACCAAACATACGAATCTCAGGGTGGTCAGAAGCCCTAACGGGTTCCCAGCCTTCGCGTAACTTACCGGAAATATTGGTGGCGTCGTCTTTCCCTAACGAGGCAATCCTGATCCAGCGATACGCATAGCCTGCTTCCGGAGTAGGATCAGGCAGAAGTTGAGGGGGCATCCATTGTTTTGGGCGCTCCATCTTTTCGCGTGTATCAAGTTCGCGTGTCATACGGTTAGATTTTTCCATAATTATTTCCTCATTTCTTCAGCAACCTTACGGGCGTATAGTTCCAACGGAACTCCCAACCGCTTGGCGATATTCACCTGTGTCTGCGTAAGCACGATCTTTTTAGGCGCTGTGCTACGGGTTGCAGGTGCAACAACGTTGGACTTAGTGCGTTGAGGTTTCGCATCAACGGACTCTTCGGCTCCAAACTGATCCGAGAATCTTTCCCTAATGTCAGTATTGATACGTCTATAGTATTCATCACTGCCACTTGGTATTCCTTCACCTACCAAATCTTCATGTAAGCCTAGGGCATAGGCTGTCATTCGCTTGTTGCTTCCAAACCACTGATTTTGGTCTTGCCATGCAAGTAGTTTTTCATCAACTGGCGCAGCTCTGGTGGGCTGTTGAGTGATTTGTACAGGAGTTTCTTCTTCCTGTAAAGGGGTTGGTTTAAAATTATTTACCTTATCTGCGCGAATTTTTGCAGTAGTGAGGGCTTCCTGCGCCTCAACTAACTTATCAGAATCACCAGATTCGTAAGCTTCTTTGTACATGCGCTTAGCGTTTTCTACTTCGCTAGACACTACTTTCTTGGCTTGCTCTAATAGTGCAGTCTGGTTCTGATTAACAGACCCCTTGAGTTTTTTGTTCTCCTCAAGCACGGATTGCGCTAAACGAATAGCTTCGTCTTTTTCACGTTCCGCTGTCTCTTTTGCGCGACGTTCTTCGTGATAACCCTTGGTAAAGTGCTTGATGCGCTTTTGTACACTCTCGTCGTACTTGGCCAACTCCTCATCTGTCACCTCTTTAGGAGGTTCAGTCATAGGTTTGCGACCACGATCTTCGGGGGGCGTGTCGTCTACGACTTCTATAACCGGTTTGTTTTCCCCCTCGACTTCAAACTCAACTTTGTCGTCAGCTTTCGCTTCTTCCTTGTTAACTTCGTCAGGGAATTTAAATTCTTCTCTTTCGGCCATGATTTACTCCTTAGTTAGGGCGTTGGATACCACGGGGGTCTTGCACAACAGCCTGAATGGAGTCATCATTGATGAGTCTCCACTCTGTACCATGAATCTTCATGCGGGTTCCGGTGTTAGGACGTACTAACACAAAGTCACCAACTTTACAGCTTGGGCCAGATGGAAAACGTTTCTCGTCTTTGAACGCATCAGGGCCAATCTTCGCAACAAACAACACGGGGGATAGAAGCTCCTCGTGGTACATAGCTGTAGCGGACTTTAAAATACCAGTCTCGCTAAACTCTTCTTCTGCCTTGGGCAACATACACAGGATGTGGTACGTCGCTGGATCCGGCACTTGTTTGGCTTTCTCTTCGGCGGAGGTGTTGAGCACACCGCTTAGATCAACCGCACTAACATCAAATTCAGTCATCTTCATATTCCTTAGTTTTACGCACGAGGTCAGCAAGTTCATACTGCGCGGTTTGCAGACCTCGGATAGTCCCGCACAGTTCTTTGTAGTGATCGTGGGATTTAGCTCCACCAGCACTTACAACATCGACCAACTGCTTGACGTGTTCCTCAAGCTTCCCGTTCAACACTTCAAGCAAATTAGCCATCATTCATCCTTTTTCGTAGGTTTGTTCTGCTGCATCGCAGCTCTTCTCGCGGCTTCTTCAGCGTGACTTAGTTTCTGGGCATGAACTTGCCCGCCGTGAGCCAGCTTCTGCTGATGCACTTGCCCGCCGTGAGCCATCTTCTGCTGCGCCTGAGCTTGTTGCATCATCATCTGTTGTTGTTGCTGAGCTTGCGCTTGCTGCAACTCCATCTGTTTAGCCGCCATCTCTAGAGCATGCAACTCTTGCGCTTGAGCAATCTCTTGCTGTAGTCGCATCGCAGCCAACGCTGGATCCTCGCCAACTCTAGCTGCGCTCTCTTGTGCCTTGAGTGACAACTCTTCAGCCTTGAGCTGCAAGTCACCCTTGACCTTAAGCGCTTTGATATCAGCTTCTTGTTTCTTGATCTGCAGTTCAGCTTGCTGCATCTGAATGATCGGATCTTGAGCCTGCGCCATCGCTTGCTGCTGAGCTGCCTTGGCTTTATCCATCTGCAAGAGCTGCGTCGCGGCCTGCGCCACAAGTTTAGACACCTGCACTTCAACGTTGTTATCAAGCTGTGCATCTGGTGCTGGCAATGTTGCACCCAACTGCTCTTGAACTTTCTGACGGTACGAGAACGCCAAGTGCTCCGCAACGTGGGCCATGATCGCGCCCTGCATCTGCTGAGCCATAGGGCTCTGACCAATCTGGCCCATGATCATGGGGTCCTGCATCATGCTGGTATGAACAGCAATGTGTGCATCGTGGTCTTGGTGGATGAACGCTTTTGTAGGTTTACCAGTCAGGAACGACATGTTCTCCGACACGGGGTCGCGTGGGGTCTGGTCATCATCAATGGGCACTAACTTATCTGCGTTCTTGATGCCAAGCACCTCGATCATCTGTCTGTGAAGTTGCGGCAAGTCATAGATCTGTGGAGCACCTTGAGCCAACTGAATCACAGCCTGATACTGCATGATGCGCTGAGCCATCGTTGCACTGTTGGGATCTGACACAGGAATCACTGACACCATGTCGTAGTCAGCTTGCTTCGCTTTTCTATCACCCTCAACTGGATCGAAGCTGTACTCTGGCGGAGTGTGATCACGAATGATGTCACGCAGGAGCTGAAACTCTTGCTTCATGCTGTAGTGAACACGAGCCTGAACTGCAGACATTGTCTTGAGCTGACGCTCCAAGAGAGCTAGCGTTGTACCGACAGGTGCGTTAGCAGACATATCGCTGATGTTCATATCAGCAATAGAACCCAGACGACGGCCTTCTTCTGTTATGCGGTCAAGCAACCCCGCCAAAACTTGACTTGGCTCTTTGTACGGCAGGGGCATGATGTTGTCACGCACTGAACCTGACGGCACATCTACATCACGGAACTCACCGGGGTTGATCGGCGTGTCATCTCCCTTGATACGCAAGCCGCGTGCTTTAAGGCCGCCGGGCAAGTTACTCAGTGTGCCCGCATCAACAAGTTGTCGAATCAGGGACGTACCAGCACGGGCGTAGCCACCGATCAAGTGAATCAAACCTAGACCATAAGCACCAAAACCGGGGACGTATGTGTACTGCACAAAGTGCTGGCGCTTTAACTTGCGCTTGTCATCTTCTTCCCAGTTGCGGCGAATAGCCAGAACTGTGTTTGTGCCACGCTCGATTGTGATGATATACGGCAGAGCGATACCATCTTCATCTTCATAACCGGGCAGGTCGTAGTCGATGTGCACTTCCAAGACTTGGTAGCGGTCATCGTCCGTCAGTGAGTAACCCTGATCCTCGGCTTTCTTCTTCTCCACATCTGTGTGGATCGAGACAGGCTCACCCAAATCTTCATCAACGTAGAAGCCTGCAACCTGCAACTTCTTCATCTCATTTTTGGTCTTACGCATCACATGCGTGAGTCGTTCAGCAGTGGCCGCGCTCGATGCACCGTAAGGTATGATGATGTCTTCAGCGGGGATGAACATCGCAATCTGACGATCAAGCGATGGGTCAAAATAAACTTTCTTGAATGCCGCGCCCGCGAGACCTAGGTTGTATAACATGCGCTCATGTTCTGGGCGATACTCAGTCATCACCTCGGTGAGCTGATAGTTCATGTCATCTCTTACACGCTCAGCCGCCTGCTCTTTAAGTTTATCAATTGCGCCGACGATCTCGGTTTTGACCGGACCCTGAGCAGGGAACGTTTCAATGATAGTCTCGCTTTGGAACCGTACAGCAGCTTCTGTGAGTACCGTTGAGAAAACACCGCAAGCACCGAGCCACGGTTCAGTACGCTCTTCATACTTCATCCCCAAAACATCAAGACCTTTGACATACATATCAACCCACTCTTTGCGGGAGTTAATGTCAGCATCTACCATCTCAATAATGTCGCTTGCTACTTTCGCCAGCTCGCTCTTATCCATGTCTTCTGCTAAGTTAGCATCAAAGTCCTCGGCCTTTTCCTCGGGCATCAAGTCAATCTCCATGCCGTCTAGTCCGATGCGAACACCCTCGGGATCCTCAATCTCTATCTCAATCACGGGCTCATCACCCATATCTTCCAATGCACTTAAACCCAGCGGGGCTTGCGACAGTGAGGGAACCATATTCGTAGCCATATCTATCCTTAGTAGTACGCAGCTTTCTTGCTGCGAAAATATCTTTCTTCTTCAGGCTCGTCGCTTGGCAAGCGAATAAACCCGCCTTGTCTAAACCGCATGAGCGCTAGTGTTGTTGAGTCAACCAAGTCATCATTTGTGCCCGACGGAAAGTCGTT